GCTTTGCAAACCTGATTGCCGAATCTGTCGGTAGTCGATAATGGATTTATCGCCGTGAAAGCGTTGATCTCACTCACACCATCCGAAAGGGAGGGCAAGTGGCTAGGCTTCGTCGCCTTGACCGTGATCCTGCTATTCTACAGCGTTTTGAAATCCTTGGCTTAAGTCCACGCCAGTACAAGCCCTTAGTGATGGAAGTCATGAAATGGGTTGATAATTGGGGTGAAGAGACCACTGTCCGTAGGTTGAAAGACATACGGAATATGTTTCTGCACTACCTTGCTGGCTTACCCATCGACCGAAGTCTTTGGATAGCTACTCATCGAGATGGACGTCCGAAAGGACCGTTTAAGATCCTGTTCGTTAAGGGTACTCGATGTCGGAAGCTTACTGCCATATGGAATGTGCTGATGATGTACTCTCATTTTGAGGGTGAACGCATCACCAAAAAGCAGTGGGCGAAATTCACCAAAGGTGTCGTAAGAGCGTCTCCTAACGAAGAGGCGATCTCCGACGTGAAACGATTCATCACGTTGGGACTTGAAAGCATGAAGCGGAAGCTTAATGTTGATCCACCTGAATGTCGTGGGGATCCTGTAATTGCCTATATTGGCTCCGATACTCGGCGCGCCCCGTTGGGGACGACGATGTCGTCTGGCACTGCTCCTGAAAAGGAAACGATTCTTAAAGGGATTGAATCCTTCGCGCACGGTTACGCGATGCAGATCGCACCCAACATACTTGACGGTACCCTTAAGGGCACTTTCGAGTATTACAATTCGTACGTGCAGACGTTGATGGAGAACGGTATCTCCCCGATTTCGTTACCTCCGGTGATAGGGCGCATAGCGCTCCTCCAAGAAAGAGGGTATAAATTACGCGCCATCGCTAATCCAACACGAGCGTGGCAGGCAGCCTTTGCTCCTTTGCATAGGTACCTTGAGTCCATCGCACGGCGGTTGCCGGGTAACTGGCAATTTGACCAGGAGGCTGGTAGACGAGAAGCCCAGCGATTATTGCGTGAGGAGAAATTCGCATGCAGTATCGATTTAGAGGGTGCCTCGGATAATATACCGCTAGAACTGCAAATTTTCGTGTTACGCAGTTTGGGAGTCGATGAGGAATGGTGCTCCCTTGTAGAGTACTGTTCGCAGGGAATGTGGCTACTCCCCGAAGAGGTGAAGGACCTCATGAGTTCTTTGCGGCCAAGAGATTATATCAAATGGCCTCATTTGAGGGGAATCAGATCAGATTATATGCAATGGCTTCAGGGTCAACCCCTTGGGCTAAAGTTTTCATTTAATCTGTTTTCCATAACGCTGGGGTTAATGTATGAGGGCGTCTCGTATTCGCTCCGTAACAGCGACTTCACTTATGACCATGATGGCAAAGATTGCAGAAGAGTACAAGTAGGCGATGATCTCGTCTCCTTCGAAAAGGTAGAGTCGCTCATGATTCGCGGCTTGTTGCAATCAGTAGGTATTCCGGTTAGTATGGATAAAACCATAGAGAGTACCCAGCTGTGTGAATTCACATCCCGGCTTATCACTACTAAGAAGATCGTGTCCGCACCTAAATGGCGGAACTTCGACGATGATAACTTCTTTGACTACGCGAGAGCGTATGGAACCGGTGTCTTCTGGGTTTATCCCTGGAAATGGCGCAGGATCCTTTACCTGCTTGAGGATGTCCCGGAATGGTGCGGGGGTCTGGGTTGGAACTCAAAAGGAACTGACCTCTGGTCCCGTGAAGCCCCATTTCGTGAGTTGGCGGATCGTCAACCGATTCGGCCAGCAGTTAAGCTGGAAGCGGCTGGTGCTCGTGCGAGGGAACTGGTTTATAAGTCCGTACTCGCGGCTTCTCCGAATTTCCCGAGCATGATTGACATAAGCTCGAGTCGAATGTCCGACCAGGACATTTCTGATTTTGTCAGGAGGATGGTATCAGCAGACATGCTGGTCTTTGCAGAAAAGTTTTCTGCCTTTGACTCCCTGACAGAAGACATCATTCAGCTGCTCTCTCTTGCGAGAGATGTTGCCTATGATGCCGGTCATAGTGAACTAGAGTTTATTACCTCTCTTCCGACGTACCTACGTAGTGATTACTC